AAGCTGTTACCTGCTCGTAAAGTCTATACTCTTTCCCTAATTCTGTATTAACAAAATACTTCTTAAGAATATTAATGGCGGTAGAATTCTTCCCCTCTAAAGTATCAGAGGTGATCTGCCTTACCAGAAGTTCAAAAAGAAGCCCTGTGTTTTTAAATTTTGAATGTTTTATTGACATCTATCGATGGTTTAATAATAAATATATGTTAAATGTTTATTCCCTAATTTGGTTCTCATCTAATAAACCGTTCGCTTTTCTTTCTGATTCAAAGATCATTTTTTTAGGAGCTAAACTATCTAGAATTTTCTTATGTTTTACGAATTCTTTCTTAGTATTCTCCAATGCAAATGGTGATGTGTTATCTCTACCGTAACCTTGTTGGTCATCGGTCTTCATTGCTTTTTTACCTAACCTATCCATTCCTAAAGGATCGTTAGTAGTATCAATATTAGAACCTTTCTCTTCTGGTCTACCCATTTTAGGTTCATCCTCATTGTATCCAGCAGGTACTGAACTTGGTCTATCGTAGACTCTGCCCTTACCGTAAGATGTAGCAATGTCGTGAGGAGTACCGTAAGTTTCTCCAGTCTCTAAAGGATCATTTCCTTCGTTTTCAATCTGAGATACTCTAAATTTACGCTTAGCATCCTGAAGAACTAATTCTCTCATTTCTTCGTATTGATCTTGGCTTAGGTGGAAGATGTTGTCATAGATCCAATCGGAGGAGATTAATTGAGAATCCATCATTGATGTGGCAAGATCCATTTTCTCCTTCAACAACATTACTCTTTCTTGATCATAAATGATAGAAGGGGTTGTTAGTGATAATTCAAAATTAGTTAATGATTCGTCTCTATAGCCTTGAATGTATAAGTGAACGAATGCAATTTTATAAAGCTCAGAAACTATAATTCTTTGTAGTTTTTCTACTGTTCTACCGAAGCGAATATCTTCTGCAGCAAGTGTTGCTTTACCTTGTAACTTCTCATCATACCCTAAGAACGCTTTTGGAATTCTTAAAGCAGCAAATAGCTTATCTCTTAAGTAATTTACGTCAGTGATACCGTCATACTGTAATCCACCTAAAGTTTCGATCTTAGTTGATGTATCATTACCTCTCATGGGGATATAAAAATCCTCCATTAAGTTCTGCATGTTATACTTTAAGTTATATTCACCTGTTTGTTGGTCAATATAAGGAGTACGCTTCATTTTAGAGATAGCCTTCTGCATAAAGTTCTCTACCTCTGCAGGAGGAATACCACCTACGTTCATATAGAATACTCTTTTCTCAGGAGCCCTTACAATTCTGTGAATCAACATAGCATCCTCCATTAAAGTATACTGCTTAAATAATTTACGAGCAGGTTCAATATAGGAACGGCCGTAAGGTAAGTAGTTTACATCTGTTAATAAACGGAAGTGAGCCATTTCATAATTATCGAAATAAATAGACTTAGCATCATGCTGGTTTGGAGTCTTAAAGTACCCGTAAGTATCAGCAGCTAATCCATCAGGATCGTATCTGAATCTAACAGCAGTTGGATTTTCTGGATCGTAGTGTTCTTGTCTTTCAATGTTAAATGCAGCGAAAGGAATTACGTTGTAAACACCGTACTTTTCTGAAGCTTCTAATTTTAAAAAGAAGTCTCCGTATTTACACATGTTTCTAATCCACCAACTTAAGTTAAATTCAACATTCAATACATCGTAAAATAAATTATAAAGAATCTTTTGAATATTTTCGTCGTTTGATCTAATATGTAGAACCTCTCCCATATCATTCTTAAGAGTTGATTCTTCAGAAAGAATATCAAGAGCAGAAGCAATGATTGCATCTGTGTCCATTGCATCATACTCTGAATATAGCTGAGTTCTTAATGTTTGGTAATTAAAAGAGGATTGGTAACCGTAGAGTGATGTAGGTGAAGTGGTGTAGATTCTATTGTATCTAGCCATCAAAGAGTTATTCTCTAACTCTCCCGACATTTGAATTTGGTTTGTATCGGCTACTGATAGCTGATTACCGCCGACGTTACGGATAATAACATCTGTAGAAAATAACCTGCGTAATCTTGAAAATATACTAGTATCAGCCATTGTTTATTATTAATATAAGTATAAATAGTTAATACATCCAGCTTATATCTTCTTTTCCTCCTTTGCCATTATCCATTTCGTATGGATTAACGACGTGAGACGGTAGATATACACCCTGGTGTGTTGGTTTTGTTGTTGAGATATTGTTTAGAGCGTTACGGGTTAGGTCTAATCCCTGCTGTCGGAACTTCAAAGCAGTGTCTCTGATATACATTGCTATACCAAAAGCCATTACTAAGTCGTCATTATATCCTCCTTGAGCTTCTGCTCTACCATTCTTCCATATAAACACTCTCATCTCTTCGACTAGTCTCTTGGATTGAATAATAACTGCTTTTTCGTTAACATACTCTTGGAATTTACCAATAACTAACGGTCTAGTACGTGCATTCATTGAGAATCCTGCAACCATATTTGAGTTATAATCGTATTGATCGAAGTAAGACTCGGCGGTCATATTGCCTCCTTTAGGAGAATAGTATAAATTATCGTAACCTCTATCAATAACAGTCTGAATTGTTGACCATCCAATAGATGCATTCTCAATTATTAGTAATGCTTGGTTATACTCTGATGCAATACCTACTAGTAGATGGCCAAATTCTTTAGTTCCTAACTGTCCTCTATATTCTGCAACCTGGGAGTTGTTTTCAATATCCATAACATGGAAGGTTGAGTAGTCTTTTCCATCACCTCTCGCTACGTCTGCTACTACCATATAGCTTCTTGAATAGTCTACAGGTTCCCATACCCACAAATTCATATCAACCCCGCGTCTTTCTACCGGTTCTTTGATGTAAGTCTGTTGGTAAAACTCTATATACTCTCCGTAAAAGACAGTATCACCGGAAGTTGCAAAGTCACAATCACATTCCTGTGCTGCAAGGCGTGGATCGCCTAGTAAATTATCCTGAGCATCTCTCCAAGCTTGATCTCTTTCAGGATGGACGTACCAAGGTAACTTAATTGGTAGGAATTCATTCTCTTTTGCTTCAGCTCTAACCCAGGCTTGGTGAAACCAGTTACCGGTACCGTAGGGAGTTGATAGTACAATTGCACCACCACCCGTTGCTAGGGTCTGTTGAGCGGATGCCCATGTCTCTCCGATGTTATCAATGAAGGCCGCCTCGTCAATTAGCAGTAATGATACAGCTTCTGAACGTGCAGCGTCTGAATTTGATGATTTAGCTGTAATTTTAGACCCGTTTGAGAGTCTTAAACTCAATTTATTCTTCTCTTCTGCGTCAATTCTTAACCAAGAAGGTAGATTTTCGTACATAAACTGTACTTTTGACACTAAGTTACGTGCAGTTGCTTGTGTAGTTGCTAAGGTTAGAACGTTCTTATCTTTGTGAAAAAGCATTAACCACAGTGCATATCCTGCACCTAAAGTAGAAATACCTAGCTGTCTTGACTTTAAAATGATAGAATAAGGGTTTTCTTGAAAATGTTTTAATACTGTTTCTTGAAAAGGATATAAATGAAATAAAATTCTACCTCTTAATGGGTGCTGAATGTAGCAATATTTTTTCATAAAGTGTACAGGATCAACTACACACCTAACGTATTCCTGTCTTATGATTTGTTTTAAGTCTTGACTCATATCCCTATTAGTAGACCGGAGATTATCGAAACAATACTGACGATGTAGGCTATTGTTTTAGCTGCATTTAAACGTTTATTTTCTTTTTTATACGTTTCAATAATAGAGTCTTTTTCCTTAATAACCTGCTTATAGTTTACTTCGTTTGCTTTATATTCAGCAATAGAACTATCCCTATGAAGAATAATAGTATCTTTTGCAAAGATAATTTCTTTCATTGTTGTGATAGAATCACGGGCAAAACCTAATTGCTTCCCGCAGTAAACTCTTTCCTCTTTTACAATAATTGCTTTTCTTAAAGCATTACAAGGTACACAGCAAGTATCACTTGAAACTTTCTGAGAATAGAGCGGCGACATCGCTATTAGACATAGCACTAATACGCTTAAGATCTTTTTCATGTTGTTTATGTTCTTTAGCAGCTTCGGCTGCGGTTTTACTTAGTTTATTTTCAAGTTTTAAAACTTTAGCTTTTTGTACGTCTACTAAAGAATCTAACTGCTTTATTTTTTGATTGTGTAATTCGATTTCGTTATTTAACGAATCAATCCTTTTTTCAAAAATAGAGGTGTCAGGTAGTTTTTGTTGAGGCTTAATAAAGCGTGTGTAAGCAATGCCTCCTGCAAATAGTAGGACGATAATCCAAATTGTGATTTGTTTCATGACTTATGTATTTTTAACTTCAGTGTTCCGGTGCCTTTTATTACCCGATGCCACTCATGTCTCTTTATAAATATAGACTCATTTAAGGAAGTAGGCAAGCTGTTATCTAGCTGTAACTTCCAATCTGTTTCTCCAAGTATCTCAACGGTTCTATCTTCATCATCTCGATGCCATAGTAATTCTATGGGGTCGATAGATTTGTTGAACTCTCTGATGGTATAATCTTCGGTAACTTCTAGGTCTTTATATGGTTTTACCATGGCCAATAAGGGTTATTTTTATTTTCCCACCAAAATAACAATCCTCCATTTTTTTCAAAGTTAAAAGTGTTTACATAAAACTCTGGGATAAATGAAGAATCATCTTGTAAGTAAAGACAAGCAAATCTTCTATCTTCTTCTCCTACATATTCACTTACAACTTTAGCTAATGCTGTAAAGTTAGATCCTCTTAGGCATCCTGAATCTATAAATAAAAACTTTTTTAATTGTCCTTTATACTTCTCCATTAACTTTTTAGCATCAAGAATCATTTGTTCCTTTGTGTAGGTTTCTTGATTTGGATAAGGCATATCTAAATACTCTAGCTGTAAAGGCTTATTATTATTTGCTTCTGATAAAAGGTGTTGTAGGGATTGACAAATAATAGAGGAATAATCAGGGCTACAATTTACAATAATTGTACCCTCTGTTACGAATTTACTTTTTTGAATTTGTTCTTTTAGTTTTTGTAAATCAGAATGTTCTGTAATTGGATCAATAAAATAATAACTCATTTATTTTCTATAATTAATTCACCTAATACTTCTAAACGTCCCATTTCAGTTTGGAATTCATTTTGGGTCATGCCTAAGGAAATACTTTTTAGAGTTTCTTCAAATTCTTTTTTAGCAGCATCTTTATCTAATTTACCAGCTGCTGCTTTTTTATAATAAGGTAATTTAACTTTATAATGCTTGTAAGTTAATAGAGATAATCCACCTGCCTCTAAGGTAGTGTTGGTAATTTTTTCAGCACCTTTTAGTCTAGTACCGGCAAAGTCCTCAATGGACTGTTTTGCTTCTCTTAGTATGTCTAGTAGATTAATCATTTTTTTATTTGTATTACATTCCATCCATCTTCTTTAGTTAAAACAGCATTTGGAAGTTGTTTTTTAACATAAGCTAAGTATAAATTTTCCCTTTGAGACCCGTTATCACTAATTCCTGTATCAGCTTGAAGCGGTGTATTTTTATCTATTTTAAATTTTTTATTAGTTGTAAGGTTAGTAGTTGATTTTATTTTACTGGCAGGAATAAAAAGTAGATATTCAATACTTTTTTCAGCCTTCATAACTTGGTTAATTGAAGTAACAACAGTTCCCATTATACCAAATAAATAGCCCTTATTAATTACAGGAAATGACCATTCATTGTTTTCTATAATCCCAAAATCAACTCTAGCTGCATTCCCTTTATATTTAGGTACTTGAAATCTTGGTTTTTCAACATTGTTAGGTTGTGATTTAATTATATCATCTTTCTCTCCTATACTTATTAGTATATTAAAATTATCAATAGGAAAATTCTCATCATTAATTGTATATTGATAAGATTGATCTTGTCCAGTTCTTTGAGTTTTAAATGCTCTAGAAGCTTCCCCAATTTCGCTTAGTATGTCTAATAATTTTATCATTTTGTTTTTCCCCAAGTTTTTCCTTTTCCAGGTGTTTTACATTGTGCTGGTGTTTCTTTACAGGCAGGGTATTTAGAGCGTTTCTCTCCTTTTTTTCTACCGCAAGCTTTGTATCCTCCGTCTCCGTCTGGTGCGTTACAATCTATCCATCCGCTTTCTTTTCCTTTAGGACCTTGGCGATTAAACCACTTATGTAGTGATTCGGCTTCTTCAAGTTCTTCTTCTTTTAAGTCTTTCCAAATATCGCCTTGACGGCATCTAACTACAGCACCTGATTTATATGCACCGTGTTC